TGTAAATACGCCAGGACTGACTATTCTTTCTGCCATTTTTTTGTTTTTGTCAATTAAATATTATACCAAGAATTATTAATAAATTCTCATTTGTTATAAATATGTTTTAAAAATCTCAAACAATTAAAAAATATGAAATTACGTTAATCTTTCTGACATTGCTACCTTTTTAATAGATAATGCTTTTTGAATAGATGATTTCCTCTCTACAAATGCCGGCATGAGTGTAGCTAATACTCTTAATCTTGTAGATGCTTTTACAATTCTTTCTTGTTTTGATATATTGACTGCGGAAAATGTAAAATCTTCGATGTTTGTAACAAATTGATAATCATTTCCCCACACAAAATTATTTACGGGTATAAATTGCTCTATTACTTTATTCAGCTGTTCATTAAAATCTGTCCAGATGCTTAAATCATAATACACATAGTAATATTCAGGAATTAGAGATATGTAGACTTCTTTTTGTGGTAAATCTGTATTGCCCCTATTATTAGATTCATACCGGGCATTATTTTGAGTGTACCCATCTCTGTAATATACCCTGCTAGAAACTCTGTTGTTTACATCTAACTTAGCAAAGGCTTTATATTCCTCCATTCTTGTCCGAGATAAGGTAATTACAGGACAAAGAAGTTTATTTTTTTCATCTCGCATAAAACCATTTGATTGAATTTGAGACCAGAGTTCTCCGCTACCATACATCACAGGAACATCAATCATTCTATCTCTATCTTGAACTTCGGGTTTGATGTTACTTCTAATGTATTGAAGTATAGCGTAATCTACATCATATATTGTAATTTCAGGAATCTTAATGTAATCATCATCTTCTCTAGTCTGCTCTCCTCTATTTACTTGATTTCTATAGAGTTGATTATATACCGTAGGATTTATCGTAGATTTAGCCATTTTAATATTTGTTTAGTTCATCATACGCGTCATTAATTCCGGATCTATAATCAGTGGTAGTTAAGTTTGTTTTTCTACTTAAATGTGCTTGAGCTATGACCGATATATTATAGCCAAATTCAGATTCTTCTCCTAATACATGGGGTATATATGTTTCGGGATTTCTCCCAAACCATGCATTATCAGAGAATACATTGTTTAGTTCATAAAAATCCATATCAAAGAATACATAGTCACCAGGTTCTATAACCAAGTCTCTCTCTAATAAATCGTCTCTTAAAAAGTAAAATGTAGCTTCTCTTTCAAAATCCAATCCAAAATCAGTGTCAATAGTTTCTTTAGTACCTCTTTTTATGATACAGTTTAGTCTAGTAGCATTATAAAATACTTTACTAGGTGCTTCCCTATATATGTTCTCTCTAGTATCTTCCCTAGATAATTTATAAAGTTCAACCTCTAAGGACATTACTTTATTCACTCTTTCTCTGTTTATACTCCTAACTAAAGAAGCATCTCTACCACTTCCAAATAGTGCCATTATCCTACGTATATTTTAAGTGGAATTACTGCTAAAAATTTTTCATGAGCTTCAGATTCTGCCATCTTTCTTTCTAATTGAGATTGACGGCTAAATTGATCTAACTCTATCCTAAGAACATCTATTAATCTTTGTTTTTCCTCATTTACCGAGTACATTAAATCTTCAGTATTTAAAACAATATCATCCTCTAGTCCTGGTAAAGTCTTGTACTTTCCTCTAACATAAGCAAGCATTTCTTTAGATAAAACAAGTGTATATTTTTTTATCCATTGTTTACCTATGTCATTGATACTAGAATAAGGTAGAGTGAAATAAGGAATAGTAGCATGGCTATTTATTTTACCTGTACCTCCTTTATTCGCATTTTTGTATTCGGAATCTAAAGTGTATTCAAACCAAATCTTGTATTCTCTAACCGGTGTAGGGAATATTCGTATTCTATTATTAATTATTTCGAAGCCGTATGCAGATTTTCTTATTTGGTCATTAAATTCTATCGCCTGCATCCTAAGAATATCATGGTGCATAGGCATTAATAAGAAATTAACTCCGGGGCTAAAATTACCGAATCCAAATTGGTCAAGTAAGTTTTGACTACCTAATCCTGTTCCTACAAAAGGGTCAAAGTATTTTACAATAGCCGGTGGTGCATTGTGAAACATTTTTCTTATTACGAACTTGTCTGTAGCAGGATTTCCGGACTCTAAGGAAACTCTAGTGGGGTCTAGTAAGCTATAAACTTGTTTTCCTTCTTTTACCAATATAGAGCCTGTATAAAATGTAGTTCTACCACCTACTCCAATCTCTGTGCCGTATTCCGCAGATATTTCTAAGACACCTGCTATTGAATTGGTAACTAATTCTTTTTCTAATCTAAGGGAACCGGTATTGAATCCCATTAATCCTAGTATATTGTCCTTAGCAGAATGGGCATTAACTTGATTGCTATATTCGGAGATTGACTCTTCAAAAGCGGTATAGAAGTTTATATCTTGTAATTCCACGTCGCTAAGAGGATAACCTAGTCTTCTAGCGCACCATACGGCTACTTTAGGGGCATCCTTTTGGAAATTGGTATCTTTATCAAATATTCCGAAAGGCGTAGATCCAGATACTGCGCTACCACTTCCGGGCCAAATAGGTATGTGAACTGCCATCTGCTGTTTACAATAAATAGTATTAAAAAAGTCTTTTATTTCACTTTTTAATATACTTGTCTTATAAACGATACAAGAACATATCTAACTCCGGAAGTTACAGGTCTTGCACCATGCCTATGTGTTATCTGTCCCGGATGAATTGTTATTTCACCTACTTCTCCTTTAACTAATTTCTTTTGTTTTGAAAACCATGTACCTCCTCCTTCGTATTCATCATTCAAAGTAAGTACGGTAGAGAATGCGGAATCATCATGGTGTAGAGATAAATGTCCTTGATTTTCCGGTGTATATTTTATAATAAAGTTTTCAGAGCTAAATTTCTTCCATTTGTCTCCGGTAAGTACAAAATTAGATTTTACGAGGGGGTATATGTAAGTATTTAAAAACATGTCATACGCATCATGTAATTGAAATTCATTGATAAGCATGTCATGAGTTGGATAATAATAATGTCTATCTTTTGTCCATTTTCCACATTCCTCTGCTAATCTTATGACTTCATTGCAAAATTCTTTTTTAAATGCATGTAAATGTAAGACATCAGGTATTGGTTCATCTACAATTAAATCATATTCTTTATTCTTTAATGCAGGATTGATATACATGGATGACCATTTATCTACATCTTTTGTTAGATAGATGTTAGATGCAAATGAATTACTTGATGTTTTACTTGTTTTTGCATTACTTGTTTGACTTACTATAGATTCTTTTAAACTATATGCAATCATGTCTTTCCATATAAATGCTAAATCTGATCTTTCATTGTTGTTTGAATATGTTGATGCTATGAAGTCATCTACTGGTAGTATGTATTTTTCAAAGTTCTGTTCTAGTATTCTTTCTATGCCTAATTTTGATAACATGTAGGCATGAGATAGCCATGAGTATCCTGGATGTATGTATAATTCATTTTGTATGTCTGTGTCCCCGCCGATTTTTTGTCTTCCTAAATATAATAAGCCCCAATCGTATAATGCTATTTCTTTCGCGGGGAACTCTCCATCTACTTTAAAATCATCCTCTAAAATTAAAATAGAATCATAATTTTTCTTTTTAGCATCTTTCCATACAGATAAATGAGATAAAGCACATCCAATTTCTCCAGGCAATATATCTCGGTTATAATATGAATTACTATGATTATCTATTTTCCAACTATTGTATAAAGACCAGTTAAAATCTACTTTAACATTTCTACCATCTATAGCTTTAAATAAATGAAACTCACCCGGTATAATACCTAGTTTATTAAATTCGGCGGTGTATCTATTAATAGCTTCATCAGATACATCAAAAGTAATCACATAGACAGCATCTATCTTTAATTTATTTTCCATGACATTAATATTTATAAATTTTTTAGCAATCATTATAGGATTAAAAGCATCATATACATTTAAATTTGATGTAGATGAATTAGTAATCATTTTAAAATTATCATTAGACAATACACATGATAACCACGAATCAAAATCAATATAATTAAATATAGTTTCTTTCAATCCCGCTCTTAATCTTGTTATAGGAATCAATCCTAACATTTGCATTTCTACAGCAGATACACAAAATGTCTCATCATAATTTGAAGGATATAACCAATACTTTTTATTACTCGCAAAAGTTATTAAATCAGCTTTACTCATAGATCCATGGTAGTACACATTTTTATACGTGCTTTTAACATAAGAAAAATGCTTCTCATAGAATTTTTCCCCGTATTTTGGCGTTACTATGTATAAAGATGATTGAGGTCTATGATATAAAATCTGTCTCCAATGTATTAATATCTCTCTTAATCCTCTTTCTGCATGAGATATATAAATGTAAGAATCCTCAATTTTTAATTTATCTGACTTTTCTATATGTTTTACTGCATTGTATAACATGATAGAAGGAACATTCGGAAAATGTTTATCAAATTCTTCCTTATGATACTTAGATACACAAATAACACTATCAAACTTAGGATGATTAAATACTCTATCCTGTAAATTATCAATATCCTCCCCCTTATAGAAGTTGTAGAAGAAAGGGTCTGTGTTGTGTATCCAAAAATAAGATTTACCGTAACTATCCTCTGATATTAAATCTATGTAATGAGTGTAATTTAGAGCAATTAGAATATCGGATTCTACATTATAATCCTTAGTGTAAATAACGCCATTTAAAGCGTTCTCCTGCACTATCTCTCCCGTGATATATACTTCGTGACCTAAGGATGCAAAAGCCTCTGCAAGATGACGTAAGGCCCATTCAGTGCCAGCGAAGTTGTCTCCGCTGGCATGAAATTGAGAGTAGTATCCAACATAAAACTTAATTGTCATAAATTATAGTGAATTAGGATACAAATACTTAAATATATCATCTAGTGCTTCGTGTCTGTGATTAGTAGAAAGTCTTACACAATTAACATATTTGCTTTGGTCAACTATTGGTACTAGCTTAATTGCGGATTGTTCTCTATTTCTTAAGTCTATTTGATTTTCGTCTCCCGTAAATATCATGATTGTATTTTTACCAAGTCGGCTTATACACATGGAAAGTTGCTCTTTTGTCAAGTTCTGGAATTCATCTATAATACAAATAGCGTCGTCAAAAGTTCTACCTCTAAAGTGAGCCAAAGAAACAAGTTCAACTGATTTGTCACTATATAATCTTTCTACTGCTGACTGCTTCGCGTATGCTTTAGCTATGTTATCTTTTATAGGAACTATCCAAGGCTCTAATTTTTCTTCAAATGTTCCTGGTAAAAATCCCATTTCTTCGGTAGCAACCATTGGTCTAGTAATGACTATTTTATTTATTTCTCTTCTAAAAAACTTATCAAGAGCTATCTGAGTTGCAAGTAGTGTTTTTCCACTCCCGGGTTTCCCTAAGACAAAATTAACAGGGTGCATTAATATTTTGTCTTTAGCTTCTTTTTGGTCGTTTGATAATTGAATATCAAATTTTACCGGATTCTTCGGCAACCTCTTTTCTGTGTTTTCCGCCATGTAGTTTTTATAATAAATACGTTTTACAATTTAGTATTTGCTAATGTAATTGCCATCTTTTTTTACAGCAGGTGATCTTTTTAATTTTATGTACGGATCATCAATAGTTTTATGAATGTACAGGTAATTAATATTAGATAAAAATTTTTCAATTAATGTCTTTTCATTTGATAACGCATTTAATTTTTGATTTATGTAAGCCTCCTTATCCGGATTTTCTAGTAATGCTTTTCCCAAATCATTAATTTTCTCATCAATCTTTTTTAAATCTTTAATTTTTCTGTTTACGTTTGTCATGATTTTTATTTTTTAAAACAAAGTAGATATAGATTAAGTTCAGTCTAAATAAAAAAGGCGAGGCTTTTTAGAAGCCTCGCCTGTATATCAATAAATTATGAACACTTTAATATTATAGAGAATCTAATCCGTGAACATAAATCTTTCCGTAGTATTCAGGACGAACCATTTTCTTGGCATATCTCGTCATGATACCTTTTCTTGGAGTGAAGTTTTCCGGATCATATACTAGAGGAGTCATAATTAACGGAATATATGGTGCGTAAACAGCTCCTGTTTCTAGGAATTGAGCGCCTCTATAGCCCATTAACAACAAGTTCTCAGTCATATATGGATTCTTGTATACAGTAAATCTGCTATTTAACAAACCTACTTTTTGAACACCCATTGCAAATTTAGCTTGATCACCATTAGTATCTGCCGCATATCCAGGGATTGATTCTAGGATAGTTGCAATCGTTGGAGATGTAACAATAAAGTTAGCACCACCTCTCATGGTTAATCGGTGAATTTCATTGGATACTTTTTGCATTTTAGTTCCGATTGTCTGGAACCAAGTGCCTTGATTGTAGAATTGACCAGTTGTAGCGGCATTTGTGAAATTAGCTGAACCAGGATCATATTGGAATCCAATCCTTGCAGACCATCTCTCTACTGTCTGAGCTTCTGAAACTAACATGTCTAAAATTTCCAAATCAATTTCCTGAGAAATATATTCAGAAAGCATAGAAGTTAATTCCGCTTCTGCATCAATAGAGTGATATGCGTTAAGATCCTGCGCGAATTCCGGTGTCCATTTTGCTTTTAGCTTACGTGTTTTAGACGTAATGGCCTCGGAACGCATTTCCAAATTGATTTCTGGAATTGGTAAATCTTCTTGATTTCCTCCGGCTTGTGTCTTACCTTCCTCGAAGTCACCTCTTGTAAGGTCAGTAGGTTGTTTGTGGTAATTTACCTTAACATTAGACATTGTGGTAGAACCAGAAACAATGAATACAATTCTATTGTTAGTCAAGTCGTAAGACGTAAACTGTTGGAATGTATCATTAATGTTAGTTCCTGTTACTGTAAATGCTCTAACGCCTAGTGGATCAAATCCTGAGATAGAGGTAGTAGAGATAAATATTTTACGTAACTTCGTATTGCTCTTGTAAGATGCGGAGAAGTTAGTATCAAAGTTTATATCAGAGGTCATGTTAACAGATCCTGTAAAGAATCTAGTGCTATTAATTCTATTGATACTACCTGTGAAAGACAAAGTAGAACTTGAATAATCATTAATAGAGTAACTAAATCTTCCTGCGCCGTATAAACCTTGTGTACCTGCCGCACCTCCTTTGTCAGAATCTGTAATACCAAATAAAGAGTCTTTTTGTGAATTCTTATCTTGATTTGCAAAAAATCCTGGCTGTGATGTACCGTATTTGAAGTCTAAGAAGAATACTAGACCTGAAGGTAGGTTCATCGGCTGGATGCTAACAAAATCTTTAGCCGCAATAGAAGAGAAAATTCTTCGTACTAAAGGTAGTGCTACACCTGCCCATTCTTCCGAGTTAGAAGCAGTACCAGTTCTGTTAGCTTCTGTTACGATTTGACGAGCTTGATTTTCTAAAAGTACCGCTAAGTGAGGTTTTTCTCTTTTTTCATCCAAGCCCTCAAGTAAACCAGTGGGTTCCCACTTGGTTATGTATTTCATCGCCTCCGCTTTTTGTGTCCTGTTATAGTCATGCGGAAGCATGTGGTCTAAATTTCCCATATTTTTACTTAATTATACCTGCAAGTTCTTGTAATCTTGCACGTAGATTGTTTGATTCGTTTACAATATTTGATTTAGTAGCAGCAGAAGGAGCTGTACTGTTTGTTGGTTTTGAAGCAAAAGATTCGGTAAGACTCTTAGATTTTTTACCTTTGTTTGCATCTACACCTTCATGTACTTTAGCGTAAGTAGAATATAATAATTTAGCCTCTCTGATTGTAACTACACGCTCAAAGTTTTCTAAAATATCTTTCTTCTGATTTTCTGATAAAGCGTAGTTACGGAAAAGTTTAGAAGTGTAAAGTAATTTAGAATTTAACAGATTAACTTCTTGAAGCATTCCTTTAAGTTGATTTACAACTTCATAAGCTTCTTTTAATTCGTTTTTCATCCGTTTCATCTCTTCCTCTTTATCCTTCTCGTCATAAGACTCTTCCATTTCTTCGTCTTCTTTGCCGTCAATAGCTGCTTCGAACATAGACCCTAGAGCATCCATGACTTCTTTACGGCTAAAATACTTAGGACCTTGAGGGTCTTCTGTATCGCTATCGTAAGTATCCATTTTGTTGTCTCCTGATCCAATGTTAGAAGATTTTAATTCTTCTTCTAATTCAGCTAAGATTTCTTCTAAAGAAGCGGATTCATTTTGTTCATCATCTTTTTCTTCTTTGTCATAAGACTCTTCTACTTCGTCTTCTTCTTCGTCGTCAGTTTCTTCAGATTCCATTTGACGGTCTTTAGAATCAGGTCCCTTTTTGTTTAATTTAGAGGGGTCGAATTTTTCCTTTACATTTTTTTCCTCGTTATCTTCTTCTTCTTTACTTTCAAGAAGTGGAGATACTTTGTAGAAGATTGACTCTTCTAAAGTTGCTTTTGCATTTTGCATTGCCGTATCTTTTATGGCTTTTGCATCGGCAATTGCGGATTTTAATAAATCGTTCATGTTACTATTTTGATTGTAAGACTATTGTAAATCTTAAATATATTTTCTAATCGTTTAATCTTATATTAAACAAGATATTATTATCAATAAATATTATTGTTTTTTACTAAAATGCTATTTTTTATGTAAAACGTCTATTTTTATTTAGTATTAAGGCAAAAAACCGTTTTTTAGGGAAAATAAGAGTACAACAATTCTCTGTCAGCGTATCCTAAAACTTGTTTTCCATTTTCATGATTTCTCTTTATTTCTTTTAATTTTTTTACGTATGATCTTAATTGAGGGCCGGAAGAAGAAGATATAAGTATGCTTAATGTTTCAACCATAGATGTATAAATTTCAGCTCTTCTGCCTTTTCCATATATTCTCTTAGTGTCAAAAGAAGCTATAACAGATATTGATGACATCCACTTATCTCCTGCACTATTATAAGAAGGTCTTTTGTAGTTAAAAACATCTCCTGTAAATTCTATACTTTTTATATTAGATACATATAGGAATCTCCATCCCGGTCTATCCTCGGGATTATTTGTGTCACCTTTTTTTAACCAGGCTCTTATAGCCAATCCTTTTGCAGGACTTTTTTTAGACTGTCCTAAAGCTACAGGTTCTATTAATCTTACTCCTGTAGCTAATTCTTCGGATTTACTATCACTTACGTATTTTATTTTTATTAACAACTTATTTACAATAGCTATTTTTAAATCTTTCACCATATTACCTGTGGGGGTAAATAGAATTTTAGCGTTTGCCTTAGCTTTTTTTTGTATTTGTATTGCCTCGTTTATTGTAGTTTCTTCGTCCGCCTCTTCTTCTTTTTTTAAGACATCAGCAACTCCCCTATATTCAGAAACTCCTGCGGGAGCGCTTGCTAATACGTCTCCTAATTCATAATCTATAAAACTACTTTTATCTCCTTTATCCACTTGTGTTTTAAATCCCGGACCTGATTCAGAACTCTTTATATATTGCTCTCTTGTATTTGATACTAAATCGGTAAAAGAGCTTTCGTTTAATACCTTATCTACATCATACTCGTAAAGAAGTAAATAGCTTCTTATTGTTATACTGTTTCTTTCTCCTACTTTTATTAATCTAGCTATAAAAGTATCTCTATTTACACCTCCGGGAGTAGATTTTTTCCTAAATAATTTTCTAGTTTCTAAATCAGATACTATTATGATTTTACTATTTTTTATAATAGAATCAGCATTTTTATAGAAATTTTCTAAACTTGTAACTATTTTAACGCTTTTTTTTGAATCTATCCCTCTTTTATTTTTTATGGAAGACCTAAATTCTTTTTCTATTATTTCTGTTTCTTTTTTTAATAATCCTTTTAATCTATCCTCCATCTGTACTCGTACATACCTCTTAGACCTTTCTTTATTACCCATGGATTCAAATCTTTCATGCAAGTCTTTAGTGAAAGTAAAATCCGGAGATAAAAATATAATAGATGCCATTACAGTATTTTTGACATATTTAGGATTTCATCAGCTAGTGTATCAACATTTACAAAATAACTTTTAGATTCTTTCATTACTACAGGCGACATGAATGCTCCTTGTGTAGATGGATTTGATACGAAGTCAAAAGCAACCATTTCATAATCCTCACCAACTTCATAGTAAGGTGATCCATTTCTAAGTCCGGCTTCTCTTAAAGACCCAACTCCTCTAGAACTTATTCCTACAGTATGTCCTTTGTCGAAATACTGTTTTAGTAAGTTGCCTTTTGGAGTCCAGTCCATGATTTCAGCAATACCGCATATATCATCTCCCTCCCACCAAATATCTTTGAAAACATGGGAAACTTCGGATAACCAGGTATCTGCTCTTTCCGGGTGGTCTAATTCTCCGTATGCTAAACCCTCTTGTATTTTACTCTTGTATTTTTCAACTTGCTCCGTCATCAACTTTTTAGAGTACATTCTTTTGTTATGGTTTATGGAATCAGCTCTTTGTAATATCCCTTTAACTAATAATCCACCGTTTTTACCTTTGGATTCTTTTAATACGCAGCTAATAGGATTAAAAATTGATATGGAGTCTATTAGGAGTACTCTATTTTGTGCCATTATTTATATTTTTTAAGAATTCGTCTATGAAATTTATTACGGATTCTTGTTTTAAAAATGGAGTGGATTTTTGTTTTTCTTTATCCCTCTCTATTTTATTGAAAGTTGTTTTCTTTATAAACTTGTAAGGTTTTTCCTTTGTCTCAGGTTTTCTTCTTTTGAATACTAGAGGAGTTCTCGGGGGGCCTTCACCACCATCTAGATTACTTGTTACATTCATTTCAGTTTTAACTTCATCCTCGTCGTCAATAGGTAAGTATTTAGAAGAAGATTCGGCGGGGCCACCCACTTTAAAACTTTTATTTAAAGACTCAAATAGGTATTTCATGAATGCTTCTTTATTATTTTTTATATTTTTCACTTTGATATAACATTTACAAACTCATAATATTTCATGATAACATGTATATGATCTTCTGTAATATATTTTGCATTATTGACTTGATTTAAAACATCAATCATTTCATTTAATTTATTTGCTGATGCTACATTTCCAACATTAGGAATAATACTATTAATGGATTCTTTCAATCTACTTGTTTCAGATGTAATAAATGTTTTAAATTCATCTGACGATGTCTCCATGTTTATATAATTGCCTAATAATGTTTTTTGCTCACTTAATAGACCATTGTATTTATCATTATACTTTTCAATCATTATCTCAAATGCTGACAATCTAATATCTTCTGATTCTGTTAAGTATTCAGATGACATGGTATTAGATGATTCTACATTGCATATACATTCTATTAGATTTTGTTTATTTGAAACCATTACTGGAGGATTATCCGATTGGTTGTATTCGAATAATGTATAGATGCTAGCATAGTTTTGATAGTTCTCTACTTTTATGTCAAAGAAAGAATCCCCGCCGAAATATGATGTAATGTCTTTGTATAATCTATATTTCTCCTTATTCAATTTTTCAATATCTAGGGAATTTCTAGCTTCTTTTATAGATTCAATAAATTCATTAGCGAGAGTCGGATTTTTTACTTTCTCTTTAATTAACATTTGGTAGAAAGTTAACTCCTGTCTAATCTGTGAATTGATTGAAAAGTGTTTTTTTATAATTGAAGATATTTCATTTATCCCTTCTCCTTGTAATACATTACTAGTCATTTTTTTCACTAGCATTTCAAAAATCAATCCCGTATTCCGGTGCTTTTTGTGTTTTATTTTCTTCATTTTTTATAGTTGTGAATTTCTTATTAAAAGAAATTATTTTAAATAAATATTGTAATGTTTATCTAAATCACTCTAAATCTAACAAGTTATTTTCACTTAGCAAATCTGTGCCTGCTTCTTTTTCGTTTTCTTTAAATGATTTTTCTATAATTAGATTTTTGTTTCCTATAGGACTATCAAATTGTCTCCTGAGAGAATTTACTAGTTTGGACTCTAAATTTACTGGATTCTCTCTTTTTCTAGCTTTTAAAGGGTCTTTTTCACCTTCTAAATTAGATTTCATATCTCTATCTCCCATAGAATCTCTACCATTGACTTTATCGTCTTTTGTACCAAATGTACCAATTCTCTTAGGTCTTCCTCGATTATCTTCTTTATCTACAAATTCTAGTTCTTCTCCATCATCAAATGACATTGCATCTACTTCATTTCCCTTAGAGGCTAGCTTTAGTGACATCATATCATGTGGAGTGCCGAAACTTTGTCCTGATAGTTTAGGGTCATTGCCTTCCGTTTCTATTTGAGAGTGTCTAAAAGTAGTCATCAAATCCTCAATAATCAATTCTTCCTCTGTTAATCTTTCTGATTCTGATAATTTAAATAAGTTTTCATGTATATATTTCCTAGAGAATAATTTAGAATCTTGCATTACTAAAGCTAAATTCATTTTCTCTGTTAATATTTCTACCTTTTGTCTTTCATAAACTAAAGATGGATTGTTTAAAGAAAGAGAGAAATCAATCAATTCCTCATTTTTATATCCTTGAGTATATAAGTGAATGATAGCAATCTTATTTAACTCCGATACAATTATTTTCTGAATCCTTTCGATAGTTCTAGCAAATCTAACATCCTCGGCAGCAATCATAGACTTACCTTCTGTGTCTTTATCATACCCTAAAAATGGTTTAGGAATTTTTAAAGCAGCCATCATTCTATTTCTGACGTATTCAATATCATCCATGAAACCTTGATTGCCTAAACCCGGTAATGTTGTTATTTCGCTACTCGCATCTTTTCCCCTAACCGGTAAGTAATAATCCTCTAACATGTTCTGGAGATTAAATTTTAAATTATAATCTCCTGTTTTTTCATCGACATAAGGGGTTTTCTTCATTGCCGATATAATAGTTGACATGTAGTTATCTACTTCATTAGGTGGAATACTTCCCACGTTTATCTTGAAAATTCTTCTCTCCGGAGCTCTCATGATTCTATGAATTAACATAGCATCCTCCATCAAAGTAAGCATTTTAAAAATCTTTCTTGCAGGTTCTATTTGACTTCTACCGTAAGGTAAAAAATTACTATCAGATAATAGTCTAAAATGGGCTATTTCATGATAATCTAATTCTTTATTTTTTCTTTCATCATTTCTATATACAATTGGACTCATTTGAGTAGTGTGTAATCCTTCGTATATAAATTTAACTTCATAAGGATTTTCTGGATTTGTTCCTTCCATTCTTCTAACTTCATAGGCTGATAAAGGAACAACATTTTTTATACCAAGACCATCTTCTATATCTAAATATAAATAAAAATCTCCATACTTACATAGAGATCTTGTCCAACTCCATAAGTTATAATCTATATTTAAGATGTCGTAAAATAAATTATAAAGTATTTTTTTAATGTTTTCATTTGGAGTACTAATATTTAACAAATCTCCCTCTACGGACATTACCGTACTTTCGTCTGCATAAATATCCAATGCAGAGGCTATGATTGGATCTGTATCCATAGCTTCGTAGTCTGTAAATATCTGTAACTTTGAAGAGTGAAAATTTATGGTGTTGTTGTTAGGAGAATACCCGTATTGCCTAGATGTATGTAAACCAGAAAATCTGTCAGCGTATCCGGTTTTATCTTTAGTACCTGCGCCTTGTAGCCTAGAGGTATCAACAACTTTAATTCTGTCTTTTCCAATTCTTCTAACAATAACTTGCGTAGAAAATAATCTTTTTAGTTTTGCTTGTATTGAATTATCCATGTTTTTATTTTATAAGCCAAGTTAGACTCTCCGATTCATTGCTTCTAGTTTTCATAGACCAAGAGTCATGTACTTTATTTGAGTTACTTGGGGTGTATATGGTTTTTGTTGTGTTACTTAACAAAGACCTAGAGAAACTTAAGCCCAAAGTTTTCATTTTCAAGGAAGTGTCTCTAACCCAAAGTCCAATAGCAAAAGACATAACTAAGTCGTCGTTATATCCATCTCTAGCTTCTGCTTTGTGGTCTTTCCAAACAAAAGTAAACAATTCCTGTATCAATCTCTTGCTATAGACTATCGGAGATTTTTCTCTATAATATGTCTCTAATTTAGAAATCATTACAGGTCTTGTTTTTGTAGAAGTAGTAAATCCAGGAACCATGTTATCCTTAAGTAAATAGTCTTGATTTATGTTAACATGTACATCCGGATCTACAAAAGGATCATTTCTGAAAGTGTAATAAAGATTCTGGTATCCTAAATCTATGATAGTTTGTAGAACTGCCCAACCAACATACGCATTCTCAATGGCAAGCAAAGCTCCATTATATTCAGAAGCTATACTCATTAATAAATGTCCAAATTCGGTGGTGCCAATCATACTCTTAAATTCTGCAACTTGTTCTAATGTTTCTATATTTAAAACATGAAAAGCAGAAAAGTCAGAAG